CCCCGCGCTTCCTCGAAAGCCTTTTGAACCCACTTGCCGATCTCGCGTCCGTAAGGCGGATTGCAGAAAACCGCGCCGCCGCGATCCCAGCTTTGCGAAAGCCCGTCCGTTTCCGGTGTATAGTAAAGCGGGCATTTTGCCGTTTTGTCGGTCGCCGCCGCGTCAAGCACGAAGCCGAATTCTTCGTTCAGATGGTCGAAGAAGTCTTGCGGCGTACACCAATCCATTTTCTTTGAAGATAGAAGCGCACTATTCACCGCCGCCAGCCTCCTTTTCATCGGAATATACACGGACAACCGCCGCAACCTGTTCAAAGTCCAGATAGACGGGCTTGTTTTCCGTGATCCCTTCAATGTTGTATCCGGTCGCCTGTCCGAAGGCGTTTTGCTGGATCGTGAACTTGTCGCACTTGATAGCGAATCCCGAACCGCTCTTCAAGATAACGCGGATCGTCATTTTAGGCATTGTCCGCCACCTCGCTTTCTTCCTCGACGATCTCACCCGTAGCAGGATCGACGTTCAAGGAATATTGTTCCGGTTCGGCGGCGCGTGCCAGCTCTTTCTCCCGCTCCCGAAGGTCAAGGGAAAGAACGCATTGTTCCGTAAGCCTCTTCAAGTTATCGACAAACTGCTGGCTAATCACGTCATACGGCATAATCACCGCTTGAAGCAGGAAGCCCGCTTTCGCTACAATGTAGGGCGTTCCGTGCGGCGTGATCCGCTCGTACAGCTCCAGCACGTCTAAAATATCTGATACGGGCGAAAGATAGCGGCTTTCGATGAACACAAGCCCGCGCCGCGTCTGCAACGGCTTCAAGGTTCTTCCGGAATAGGCGATCGAAATTGCTTCCCGCTCGACGGGCTTTTCGTTCGCGTCCGTATCCTCGAAGCTGATTTCCGAAGGAATGCCCGCTACTTGAACGAACCAATCTTCCCGCTGTTTTTCCGGAACGTCGAAGATCGTTAAAAGGCTTTCTTTATCCAGCGCCGGAAGCCCCGTTACCGGATAAGCCGCCGCGCCGTCGCCGATGTATTGAACAACGCCGCCGCCTTCGGTGTACCGCTCATAAATAACGGCGTATTTGTTCTTCTTGCAGATCGCCGCGATATTTTTAATCTTCATCTTCCGCCACCTCGCTTTCGTCTGCGTCGTCCCGCTCCGTAATCGGCGGAAGGTCAACGCGGGGAAAACGTACCGCAAGTGCGATTTGACAACCGCAACGCGGGCAATCCATAGCGCTAAACCGCATCGGCGGTTTTGTCAGCGCGTCCATAAATCCGCGCGGTTCCTCTGCAACGTAGATTTCTTCCTTTGTCGGCGTTACGCGGTATCCGCAAACGCCGCACGTCTTTTTCTTTGTAAACATATTGAATAGCCCCTTTCCGGTTAATATCTGCCGTAAACCCGAACGACGGTGAAGGACTTGTCCGCCTTCGTCGCTGTTACGATCGCCGAAGTCATAAAGGACACGCGCAAGAAGTCCCGCGCCGCCCGCTTTGCAAGCCTCCACGTAATCATTCGGGCGTTAGGTTCCTGCATTGCGTCGCCGTCCAGCGGATATTCGCAAATAAGAACCGTATTTCCGAAAGGTCGCCGCGCTGGGCGCTCCTTCATAAATTCTTTGTTGCCCTCTTTGCACTTCACAATTTCAAGCGCCTTCGGGAACTGCCAGCCGCCGTCCTGCTTCTTGTCTTTTGTCATAATTGCCGCCCCTCTCTTCAAAGCTGAACTAAATTCAAAACCGAAATAAGCCGATCCGTAATCTGCTTCCGGTGTAATTCCTTCAAGATCGCTTCTTCGTTCGCGTCGTAGTTTGCGGAAAGCGTTACGAAATACTTTAATTCCGGATTTACTCTTTGCCGAAGCGAAAGACAGAAAAGAAGGCGATCCGTTACTTCCGCTTTGAGCGGATACACGGCAATTTCTCCCGTGCTTTTGTCAATCTCTCTGCAAAGGCATATCATTTCGCCCATAGCCGCGCCCCTTTCTAATCGTCGTAAGGATTTTGTAAGCTCCAATCCCACGTTTCAGCGTCTTTCCAGCCGATCGTGAAATGATTGTTCTGCCCGTCCCCTGTGAAGTACAGGTATTCAACCGGAAGAACGCGCCCGACGTTTTCTTCCCCGTTTTTCTCGGCGTGATAGCGTTTCAGCACATCAGCCGCCAGCGTCGCAAGCTCCGGAAGAACGGGATAATCCGCCGAATATCCGGCGAACTGATACGGCGCTTCTAAAACCTCCAGCACGGTATCCGGAAATCGGGGATCGTCAACGCGGTTCAGCACGCACCAAACGCACGCGGCTTTTTCCATATCCGAAGCGATCCCGAGCGCTTCCCCGTAAAGCATCTTCGCAAGCGCTTCAACCTCCGCCGCGTCCGGTATGTACTCCGTTTCTTCCGGTTCCGGCGCAAGCGTCAGGATCGGGGAAGGGGATAGAAGCGGCGTAGGCTCCGCCGCCGAAGTCGGTATTTCTTCCGGCTCTTTTGTCCCGCTCCACGGCATAAAGGCGATAAGCGGGATCGCGACGATCACCAGCGAAAGAACCGTCGCGAATTGTCGTTGTATCCTCTTCACATTGCCACCCCGCTGTCCGCTTCAAGGGATAGCCACCATTCCGGATTGTTCCGGAAGCGCTCATTCGGGCAAACGTCGCAATCTTCCGCCGCGCACCCGCTACAATACCGCTTTTGAAATTCCGTGTCCCACGGCGCTTCTAATATCGGGAGGGAACGCAAGAACCGCCCCAGCTCTTGCGCGCCCGCCGCGATTGTTTCAAAGTTTGTTTTGCTCATATTGAATAGCCGTCCTTCCTAAACTGCGGCGGATTAGCTTTCCTCCGCTTCTTTTCTTTTCGCGATTTCGATATTAAGGTTCATTTTCCAGTAGTGAAAATGATTGAACATTTCTTGCGTGTAAAGAAGCCCGTCCGCCCGCCGAACGTCAATTCCCATTGTGATTTGCAGGAATTCGGCAAGCCCGCAAAAGCGCCCACAAAGATTTGTGATGGTGTTCAACTTCTGTTCTTCGGTGTATTCCCTGTTTTCGTATGCTGCTTTGCCCTCTGCAACATACTTTTGCATACGGTCGATCAATTCGATAACGATTTCTTCTTTTGTGTCCTGCAAGCCCTTGTCGCTAACGGTCAGCGCTCCTAACTGGTACTTTTTCATATTGAATAGCCGTCCTTTCGTTATTGATTTGCGGCGCGCCTGTTGCCCCTGCGCCTGATATTCTCTTGTGCGGTCTGCTGTGCAAGGTCGGCGCTATAAACAGGACGCTTGTTTTCGTCAAGCTCTCCCGTGTATCCGCGTTTAAGCTCTTCGTAAATAGCGGCGACGCTTCTTCCGATCTTCGCGGCAATCTCCACCGTTCTAATTCCTTCGCCGTAAAGCGCTTCGATCTCTCGGCGCTGATCGAACGTCAAATACGAATACCCGTCCATTTTCAAGCCTCCTTCCGCCGATTTGATAAAAAAATAAAGCAGGAAAACCGTTTCGGTTTTCTCTGCTTTTAATGTTACTCCGCACATTGCTAAAAGTCAAGAGTAAAAGCAGAAAAAACTAAAAAAATTTTTTGTGTACTTTTCAAGCGGCGGCAAGGTGGGCGGCGAACAGGTCGTTTGAACTCGCGAAGCCTAAAATTTCGCGCGGATAGTTATTGATCCACGTTTCGACGCGAAGAATATATGCGGCGGTTACTTTCCGGAAGTCTGTTCCTTTCGGCAAGAACCGCCGTATCATTCTGTTTATATTTTCATTCGTTCCCCGCTCGAATGCGCTATAAGGGTGGCAATAATAAACCTTCGTCCGCTTCCGGTTCTTCCCGTAGATTGACTTTTCAATTCCGGCGCAATCCGCGAATTCTGAACCGTTGTCAAACGTAATGCTTTTGAATATCTTTGAAAAGCGCTTTCCGTATCGGCGTTCCAGCTTATTCAGCGCCGCCACGACGCTGGCGGCTGTCTGATCCGGTATCTTCATAATGATTTCTTGCCGCGTCAGACGTTCCGAAAGAACGAACAAGGCTTCCTTCGTCTTTTTCTTTCCGCATACGCAATCGCCTTCCCAATGCCCGAAGGTTTTTCGTTCGTCAATCTCCGGATCGCGTCTTTCTATGCTTTCGCCCTGCGGCGCGCGGGCGGATTTCTTGCGCTTTACTTTTTCATATTTCCGCTTCCGCTTTCCTTTCTCCGGTAAGCTCTCGCGGCTGATCCCGAAAAATATTCCCTTGTCGATGTAGTTATAAATCGTCTTTTCGCTGATCTCCGTTTTGAAGGTCAGCCCCAGCCGTTTGATTTCCCCTACAACGGCGGCGGGGGAATATCCCTCTTCACCGATTTTCTTTTCGATGAAAGCGGCTAATTCGTGATCGCTCCCGATCTTTAATTCTCCGCCTTTCGCCGCAAGGTTTTCACGATAACGGGCTTCGGCAATTTCCGGCGAATAGCGTTCTTCCGTCGTCAAGTCGGAATTCAAATGCGTATATGTTCCGCGTTTTAATTCCCTGTAAATCGTCGAATTATGTACGTGTAGCCTGTCGGCGATCTTGCAGGGCTTCAATCCCTCTTTCAACGCCTTTTCTATTTTAAGGCGATCCGTCCACGTCAAATGCTTGTGCATTCTCGTTCCTCCTTCCCCGAAAGAAAAAGGGCGGCATATCCTGCCGCCCTCCGTTGCTCCGCTTATTCTGCTAAAAACTGTTCAATCGCTTTCTTGATAACTTGCGCTTGCGGCGTTCCCGTCGCCGCGCATTTTTTTTTGAATGCTTCCGCCATCTCTTTTGGAACTCGAACGATAATCGAACCGTACACGCGGCTATTATAGCGGTTTTTTACCGCCGAAGAAGTTTTCGTTTTCCGCTTTTCTGCCATTGCTCCCACCTCTAAAACAACTCTTCCGCTTCAACGTAGGCGCGCAATTCCTCTTCATCGGCGCAAATATCTTTCGGAACTTTGTATTCCACGGATAAGCCGCCGATCTTACAGGACAGCACCCAGCATTCGCGACGCTCTGTGATCGTATATTCCTTGTTTCCTTTGCGAATAATCATATTCAGCCCCTTTCCGCCCGCTCCGTTGACAACCACGGGCAATTTATATTATAATAGGGCTTACGGGAAGGGCGGTTTCCCGCCCGTTCCCTGCCTATGAAAGCTATTTGCTTTCTTTGGGATTTGAAGCCTTGCTGGATTTTTGCTTCTTCAAAGTGATTTTAATAACAACGCTTTCCACCGCTTCGTTATTTTCAATCGCTTTTGAAAGCTCCTGCAAGGCTTTTCCTATATCCTGCGCCATTTCTTCACCTCCTTTCTATGCTTCTATTGTAGCATACTTATTGCAGTATGTCAATAGCTTTCCCGAAATTAAACAAAAAAACAAGGCGACGGGATACCCGCCGCCTTTATTCGTTTCCTAAAAGCCAATCAACCGAAACGCCCAGCGCTTTTGCAAATACCTTCAATTCAAAGTCGGATACAAACCGTGTTCCGATCTCTATTCTGCTTATGCTGTCCCGCTCCATATTAACGCCCATTGTCTGTATTTTCGCGGCTAAATCCTCTTGCCGCAACCGCTGAACAACCCTCGCTTCCCGCAATCGGTCGCCGCATATATTTTTCCTTCCGTTGTAATCGTATATCTTCATTCCTCGATCCCTCTTTATTCTGATTATTTGCGAACGGTGTGTAAATATTCCGCTTTATTCTTGATTTTAGCGCGCGGAAGCCGTATAATTGTGTTAAAGGTCAGAATAGGGCGTACAGCCTAAAAAATTAACAAATAGCAGGGGAGGCGTTCACAATGAAGAAGCCCGTTATTTTATGGATCGTCGCCGCGCTGTTCCTGTTTTGCTCGTTCCCGTTTTTCGGCGAAGGGAATATCGGCGCGGGCGTTACCGGAATAGTAATTGCCGCCGCGCTGGGCGTTTTCGGATATGTAACAATGAAAAAGGCGCAAGCCGCCGCCGAAGCCGAACAGAAGAAGGCGGAAGCCGAAGCAAGGCGCAAATCCGAAGAAGAAGCGCGCCGGAAGGAATATGCGGAAACGCACGAATTTTTAACTTGCCCCGTCGCGGGCGTTACGTTTGACAGCCGCCAGCGCGTTCTTGCGTCGCTTTATAGGGATAGCGAAGGCGTAGGGATTGACGGATCTTTGGAAGAATGCGAACACGAAGGCGCGCC